CAGTTCCTGTCGCTCCAGTGCTTCCTGTTGCACCTGTCGCTCCTGTAGGTCCAGTTGAACCAGTAGGACCAGTTGGTCCAGCAACTGTGCTGTTAGCACCAGTTGGTCCAGTTGCACCCGTTGCACCAGTAGCACCGTTAGTTCCGTTAGTTCCTGTTGCGCCAGTACTACCTGTGGCACCAGTTGCACCTGTTGGACCAGTTGGTCCTGCAACAGTAGAGTTTGCTCCAGTCGCACCTGTTGCTCCTGTAGCACCAGTCGGTCCTGTAGGACCTGCAACTGTTGAGTTGGCACCTGTAGCGCCCGTCGCGCCAGTTGCACCCGTAGGTCCAGTTGGACCTGCTACGGTTGAATTTGCGCCTGTTGCACCAGTTGACCCAGTACTTCCTGTAGGACCAGTGCTACCAGTGGCTCCAGTAGGCCCTGTAGGGCCTGCAACGGTGCTATTAGCACCTGTTGCTCCAGTAGATCCTGTGGCTCCTGTAGGGCCTGTGGCTCCTGTTGCACCTGTAACACCAGCACCAGTGGCACCAGTAGAACCAGTTGCACCTGTAGAACCAGTAGGGCCAGTAACACCAGTAGGTCCTGTAGCGCCAGTAACTCCCGCACCCGTTGGTCCTGTAGGACCAGTCGCGCCAATAATACCTTGTGGACCGACAGGTCCTAATTCAATAATTTGTGGTTGAACTGAACCAACATTATAGACGTTGGTAGTTACTGGAATTTCTACAGTTGAGACTGAGGATACATCTATGGCCATTATTGAGTCACCGAATTAACTACAGTAAAAGCACCTTGAAGAATTTTATAAACATCACCGCTTGGGCTAGTCAAATTTAAATCATATAAATAATTATTGGCTGATATTGCTGTTGTTTGAGCAGCAGTAAGAGTTAATGCTATTTGACCTAATGCTGGAGTAATAACAATCTTACCATTAGAAGTAGATAATTCTACAGTAACGCTTGAGTCAGTAAATTGGCGCACCTGCATAAGGGCTGTATATCCAGTTAAGTCTACTGGTAAGTTATTTACTTTCCATACTGGAGATAGTTGAAAAGTAGTGCCTCTATAAACTGTTATGTTATATCTACCTGGGTTCACTTATTCTCCTAAACGGTTGTAATGTAAGCGCCGTAGCCAGCGTTTGTTAAAATTGTATATTCAGCATTTGATAAATAATATTCGTGTCCGCCAAGATAAAAGTAATCTGCGTCTGCTGCTTCTTGTACTCCTGGTGTGCGAAGGCGCACTACCGATGTTCCGTAAACTAAAAGACTGTCGTTTCTTGCAATTTTATAGCGATAAAAGAAACGCCCAAAACCAGCAGGACCTTCATCAACTGTTGGTGTTCTTAATAAATACGCCACAAATTACCTTTCATTAATGAGTAGCCCCGCCCTAAAGCGGGGCTAATCGTTTTACTTACTTATCAGGAAGTAACGTTATTGATTGAAGAAGATGATTCAATACGAACCAATGCTGCTTCACGATAACGAGCAAAGCCAAGTACGCCGTACCATCCGATTGGACGGAAACGCATCAACTTGTCCACAATTGGACCGAAGATTACGTGTGGCTCTTCAGCAACTGCTTCAGCAAGTGCTTGCTTACCAGCAACTAAAGTACGGAAGTTCTTAACTCCACCAGTACCGTATACATATGCAGAAGTACCGAAGGTACCTGATGCACCTGATGCACCTGAACCGTCAAATGCGTTGAACATACGTGGAGACTCTACGAACATCGCTCCTTCATAAGTTCCGATTGTGCCTGGCCAGAACTCGGCTGCACCTGTCTCGGAATACTTATGATCGTCACGCCATCCGCCTGAACCAGTCTCAGCACGAAGATCGTGTGAAACTTCTGGGTGGATACCGCACCAGTAGTACTCGCCTTGGCGAGGAACTACTTTGTTAGCACGTAGTTTGGCTACAGCAAGACGGATATCGCGAGACTTGATTACAGAAGTATTCTGTACAAGTGCCTGTGAAGTTCCGTTTGTGTATGAACCAGCGTATGTGCTTACTGGAACTGATGCTGCTGCTGTTGGTTCAGCAATTGCGTTTGTACCGAAGTTCAATTGACGCAATGCTACTGAATCTAGTGAGTCAGCCATATTGAAGGCGATGATGTCAGCAATTGCTGGATCAACGTCTGAAAGTGAGAACAATTCTAACTTGCGGGTAGCAAGAGAAGCGTTACCGTATTCATTAAGTGTTACAGAAACGGTTGTTGTGTTTCCAAGTGCTACTGCATCTGGATCAGTTGTCTCTGTAAGTGGGGTTACTGCTTGTGCTAGATCAGTGTAGATTTGGAAGGCTACTGATGATCCTGGCATTGCCTGTTGTACTGGACGCTTATCTGCGACATCACGGATAAGAGGAACAGCACGAAGTGCAAATTCAACATAACGATCATAAGCGGTCTGTACTAGGGAAGTACCTAGGGACCCGCTACTGGAATCGGTATATGCGTTGGCCATTTATTCACCTCTTTCTTGGGGTGTAATTGTGCTTGGATGGGTTGGTCTACCTACGTCGGTTTAAAGATTGACCAAAGACTAAGACATCTAATTCTTCGCGAGAATTAGTACCATTAATTTTTGCTACTGTATCTGCATCCCTTACAGGAGCATTTGCATTTTGTGTAGCAGCATTAATACGTTGATAACTTGCCTTGGTTGCTTCTTTTTCTTCGTTGGCAGGAGCATCTTCAGGCTTAGCAAAACCAAACACATCACTGTGTTCAGTTAACCAAGCATCAATTTGCTCTGGAGCAGTAATATCGCTAGGAATAAACTTAGCGATTTTATCAGGAACTCCTTTTGAGGCCAATACTTCTTTGAGAGAACGACTGCGTAGATCAGCCTGAATACTTGCCAATTGCTCGGAAAGTTCTTTCTTCTCTTTCTCTGCTCGCTTTAAAGCCTTGCGGAGATTTGCAGGACCACTATCGGAATCAATAGTTTGGTCCATATCGTCGTTATCATCATCATCATATTGGTTTGCCATTTGGCACTCCCTTTCGTTTATCGTAGATGCGTAAGCCTCAGTCTCTACAGGGGAATAGGATCTGGCTCTTACTACCAGTTTTTAAATACACACATAGGTACTGGTGAGCCTATGCGGAATCTATTTACAGGATACCTGTTTGTTCTACTCCAAGTGTTCCCTTGCTTGCACCAGCAGAACCACTAAATGCTGATATCTCTGATCTGCCTAAATTTGCTAATTGTGTTTTTGCTTGCGCTGAACCAGCAGTATTAAACTCAGATGAGACTAATTGTCCACCAACCTTGCCAGCATCTTCACCATATATAGCGGCTAATTTTTGCTCTTCTGGTAATCCTTGTGCAATATTGGCATAACCTGCTCTTGCTTGCGCTTGTGTAACACCTTGTGCTGCAAGGTCTGCGCTAGTTTGTAGATCAACACCTAAGCCTTGACGTGCTGCTTCGCCAGCAATCTGAGTTGCTTGAACCTTTTGAGCAATTACATTTGAGGCTAACTTAGGATCAAGAACGTGAAGAATCATATCGCCCTTGCTTAAACCAAATTGTTGCTGTAATGCTAAAGTTACATATGGATCAGCGTTATCAATTACAGTTCTTGCTGCATCAACACGTTGTTTAACTTCAGTTGGAGATACATCCTTAGCAATTAAATCTGCAAGGGTGGCTGTATCTTTATATACTGCTGGAGATAATCCAGCCTGAATCATTACATCTTTATAAGATTCTTCAGTTGAAAGATATTCTGCTGGACTAAGTACTGGCAAACCTTGTTTTAAACGTGCTTGGTTTCCAGCAAATCTAGCCTGCCATTCTGGTTCGCTTTGAATTTTAATCATAGCAGTTGCATCATCATAACCGCCTGTAGTAATAAGAGTTACATACTTATCACCAAGTGCTGAAAGATCATATGAACTTAAAAGGCTTTTTGCTGTTGAAATCCAATTAGTTTTTTGGGCTTGATCTTTTGCTGCTGAAGCAGCGGCTGCTGCATTTGATGCAGTTAAAGCACTGGCTTTATTTAATAACGCTGCTGAGTATGTAGCATATGCTGCTTGATCTGTAAATACTTGACCATCTGATGCAACATATTTATTGCCTGCTAACTCACTACTTGCTTTATTAAAGTCAATTCCAGAATCATTAGATGCGACTGGAGTTACTGGAATTGGTGTAGTTCCTAGTGTTTCGCCTTCAAGTCTTATGTCTCTCATTAACTAACCTTTCCTAGGGTTTTAAGTAATCCACCTACGCCGCCAAGAACTGTGTCACGAGCGTTGTTTGTGTATCCCCAAGCAGGGTTTGCTTTAACGGTTTTTTCAAAATCATATAATGCAATTGGCTTAGGATTAGCAGGGTCAGTACCACGAAGAGCATCTGTAACCATTTTGCCATATCCAGTTGTATCACCAAGGTTAACTTGATCTGGTGCAATTTCAAGCAAATTGGCTAGTGTATTAATATAAGGAGCAGCAATGGAACGCATAGTCATACCAGCATCTAATTGTGCAGCAAAAGCGCCATAGTTTTGCTTAGTAGTTTTAAGGATATCTGCTTTCCAAGTATTTACATCTGACTTACCTAAAAGAATACTTTGTGCTGCTTGACTATAATAATCTGCACCACCAGATAATGTTAAATTACTTAGACCATTATCAAAAGCGTATTGTTTTAATTCACTTGCATAGTTAAATGCCGAACCGCCAGGAAGTGCTAAATTAACTTTACCTAATTCTGCAATATGGGTTTTAAGGGCTGTAGCATCTAATCCCTTACCCCAAGATTGATCTAATGCCCATTCAACTATGTTACCAGTTCTGTCGTGTGGCTTATCAACTGCAGCCTCTGCTCCCAATTGATCTGGTGATAATGCAATACCTTGACCTACTGCTGTCTGGGCAATAAGGGTACGCATACGATTATATGAATCAGCATATGTTCCAGGAGCGGATAGTCTTGCACGCTCTGATGCTTGCCAAGTTTCTGCGTGAGTTTTAGCCCAATCAGTATTTAAAAATTCTGCTTTAAATCGGTTAGCATCCCAATTTT